CCAAATATGTCAGCTAGGTTAAAAGACTGTGCAGCTAGACAATTTCCAAATGATGAAACAATGCGTAAAGGCGAAGAACTTGTAAATGCTAAAGGCGTACGTGACTTAGATCCAGAGCTTGATGCACAAATAGGTGGATATTGCATACAAGATGTTGATTTAACTTATGCACTTTTTCAAAGTTACATGACTAATTACCCTAACAAAGAATTAGATTTAATAGATCTAACTGTACGTATGTTTGTTGAACCTAAACTAATACTCGACCGTGGACTATTAACCGCATACAAAGAAGAAATAGCAATCAAAACTGCAGAAGGTATAGAAGCTAGTGGCACAACAAGAGATGTATTAGCTAGCCAACAAAAGTTTGCTGCACATTTAGAATCTCTAGGAATTGTAGTACCTACAAAGAAAAGCCCCACAACAGGTAAACAAATTCCAGCTTTTGGTAAAAACGATGCAGCTTACGTACAAATGTGTAATATGTATCCCGAACACGCACACATATGGGAAGCACGCGAACTTGTAAAATCACGTATAGAAGAAACTAGAGCACAAAGGTTTATTGATTCTACTAACCCTGACGGCACTTTTTCCGTACCTTTACGTTATTACGCAGCTCACACAGGTAGGTTTGGTGGCTCAGATAAAATTAACTTACAAAACTTGCCCCGCGGATCGCAATTACGTACAGCAATTATGGCGCCAGAAGGACAAAAGTTATTTATATCTGACTTATCAAATATAGAAGCTAGAATGCTTGCTTGGATGGCTAAAGAACATGATTTATTAGAAGCTTTTGCTACAGGTAGAGATGTATATTGCGAATTTGCTAGCCAAATATACGGTCGTACTATTACTAAAACTGACAAATTAGAAAGATATGTAGGCAAAACAGCTATACTCGGTCTTGGTTATGGCATGGGCGCAGAACGTTTTAAACAAACTCTTAAATCAGGTTCTCCTTCTGTAGAAGTAACAGACTCAACTGCTCACGCAATTGTAGCTCAATACCGTTCTATGTACCCAAACATACCTATGTTGTGGTCTGGCATGAAAGATTGTTTATTTCAAATGCTATCTCCTCACAGTTTTGATAACTCTTATGGTCCTTTAACAATTAAACGTAAAGCTTTAGAGTTACCTAATGGCATGGCCTTAAGTTACCCTAATTTATCTTACGAAAGAGGCGAATTTATATACAAAACACAAAGAGAAGTTATACGTACACATGGCCCCCGCGTTACAGAAAATGTAATACAAGCATTATCTAGAATAGTTATTACTGACCAAATGCTAGACGTACAAAGCCTTCCCCAGGTAGATATTGTAATGCAAGTACACGACGAAATTATAGCTATTGGAACAGAATTAGATGCAGATGCGACAATGGCTCAAATAATTGATATCATGAGAACTCCCCCAGCATGGTGTACAGATTTACCTTTAGACGCTGAAGGCGGAGTGAGCCAAGTCTATGACAAATAAAAATTTAATTTTAACTCGTAAACAAAATGACAAAGTTGTTATACATAAAAACGGTAAAGTTCTTTGTTTACTTACAATTACATCAGTAGGATCTAATCAATGTAAGCTAGGCTTCCAAGCTGACTCAGATATTAAAATAGACCGAAAAGAAATTTTCGATGGTAAACTAAATAAAAAGGATTAAATATGGAAATTGTTTTTTTAAAAGCTAAACAAGCGTTATCTAAAGAAATAACTAAAGACGGAACTAAACCATACCCACTTTCTAAAAACTTTACTTCTATTCATTATGATATAGAAAAAGATAAAAAAGGTATGAATCAATTTTACAAATTACTTACAAAACACGCAGCAGCTGGACATTGTTTACACAAAGGTATTCTTAAAAAAGAATTAAAAAACGAACCTAGAGCTTTAATGGCAGATAGAAATGCTTCTACTAGTTTGCTTGTTTTAGATATAGATGGTCTTCCGTACAAAAGCGGTAATGTAGGAATAGGAACTGTCGCGGAACAAATAGTTTTACAATTGCCTGACATATTTCATAACGTAAGTTACATAGCCCAAGCTAGTGCATCTTTAGGTTTTAAAAAGAATAAGTTGTCATTACATTTGTTTTTCTTTTTAGATATGCCAGTACACCCTAAAACTTTAAAAGATTGGTTGCGTACAATTAATTATAACTCTGAGTTTTTAGCCGAACGTATTTCTTTATCTGCAAATGGTCAAAGTCTTTCTTACATACTTGACCCATCTGTCGCAGATAACAGTAAATTAATATACATAGCTCCTCCTAAACTTACAGGAGTAGAAGACCCTTTCCCAGATGGAAGATTTGTTAAAGTCGACCGTGGTTCGCCAACCGTAGAAATATCTACAGTGTTAATTAACGTAAACCCAGAACGAGTACACTCATTAGGTTTAACTATAAAAAACAACTTAAGAAAACTAGCAGACTTACCAAAGAAAAATGAAAAAGTTTCTACTGTAAATGTTGCAGGAGAACTACAAGAAGTTTTACAAAACCCAGATAAAATGACAATACAAATAAGCCGTGTCGCAGATCCGTACGTTAACTGTAATATAAACGGTGGGGATAGCGGAGCTTATTTCTTTTTGTTAACTAACCCTCATTACATGTACAACTTTAAAGGAGAACCTGTATGGGAAATAGAAAAAGCAGACCCAGAATTTTACAAAAGCATCTTTGAAATATTTGCTGACCAAATAGATTCTAAAGCAAAAATAAAACCAATAGCTTTAAGAGATTTTATTACTGATACTTATTTTAATGGCATATACGATGAAACACTTAACCAATTTACCGAAGACTTTCCACTTACCCCAACTACCAAAAACTCTATTAATGATTTTATGCGTTCTCATGGTAGGCCTAATATGGATTACGTTCCTGACGCTAGGGTTGTTTTTGATCCTACTAATGACAAAGGCGTTCAACTTGAAGAAGTACCTTACTACGTAAATTTATTTAGACGCACACAATACATGCTACAAGCTGAAGAAAATGTAAAAGAATTAGAATATGGTACTGCAATAGAAATACAAAAAATTGCACCTAACTTTTACAAACTTCTTATGCACGTACTAGGTGATGGCAAACCAGAGTTTGAACACTTTATAAATTGGTTAGCTTACATTTATCAACACAAAAAGAAAGCAATGACTGCATGGATATTTACAGGCATACCAGGCACTGGTAAAGGTTTGTTTGTACATAAAGTTCTTAAGCCTTTATTTGGAGAACAACAAACTCCTATGAGAGCTTTAGAAAATATAGAAGAACAATTTAATTTATACATGAGACAAGCTTTGTTTTTAGTAGTAGATGAGTTTCGTATGGCAGACTCAGGTAATACATTACGTATGGCTGACAAACTTAAACATCAAATTACAGAACCTACATTAACTGTACGTGCTATGCGTTCTAATCAAATAGAAATGCCTTCTTTTACAAACTTTTTGTTTCTTACAAACAGAGGAGATGCAGTTAAAATCGAAGACAGCGATAGACGTTATAATGTAGCTCCTAGACAAGAAACTAAAATAGATGCCGTACATAAAGATTTGTTAGAAAACTTAACTGTACTAGAATCTGAGCTTTATATTATTGCAGGAGTTCTTAAAAAGTTTAAAGTCAACGAGCGTATGGCTCACACAGCTTTAGAAAACGATGCTAAAAAAGAAATGAAAGAAGTATCTATGTCAGTTCTTGAAGAATTTGCAAATGCAATACGCACAAAATCTTTAGATTATTTTACAGAAATATTAGATATACCCCTTACAAATACATTTGATGCTGGCGGAATAAGTACAGCACAAAGATATGTAAAAGATTGGATAGCTAATTCAGATGAAGAAATCGTAATACCTATGACGCATTTTAAAATGATTTATGATGTTATGACAGACAGCCGAAACAAATTATCTAACAGAGACTTTGTAAAAGCTATGTCTAGACTTAATATTAAAACTTCACGTAAACGTATTAGTAAAGATAGAGCAGCTAGTGCGCCACGTGGAGTTGTATTAACTTGGAAAATAGATAATAATATAAAGCAAGAGCTCATACAGGAGCACTTTGAAGATAAAGATTTATTATTAATTAACAAGAAATAAGGATTTTACTTGTCATTAACACAACCTACACGGCCAGATCTAATTAATGTAATCGAAACTACAGACGATGTAGAATTAGGTTTAGTTCCTGCTTGGTCGCACTCAGCACTTAAAGTATTTGAATCTTGTGCGTACAAAACATATTTAGCAAAAGTAAAACGTATTAAAGAAGACTTTGGTCCTGCAGCTGCACGTGGCACAGAAATACATCAACAAGCTGAAGACTATGTAAATGGTACGTTAGCAGAATTTCCTGATTCTCTTAAAAAATTTGAAAAAGCGTTTAAAGAAATGAAAGAACTTTATGCGAGTGCTAAAGTAGAATTAGAAGGAGATTGGGGGTTTACACGCCAATGGGAATCTTGTGGATGGATGGCACCTGATGTATGGGCACGTATTAAATTAGATGCTCTTGTACATGAAACAGAAACATCAGCAAAAGTAATAGATTACAAAACAGGTAAACAATTTGGCAATGAAATATCTCATAGCCAACAAGCTTTAACATATGCCATAGGAACTTTTTTTAGATACCCTAATATAGAAATTGTAAAAGCTGAAATATGGTATTTAGACCATGGAACTACTAGCGAACAAGTATACACAAGAGATGAAGCTATGGTATTTATGCCTAAATTACACGAAAGAGCTACTGCAATGACAACAGCTACTAAGTTTCCACCTAACCCATCTAATGTAGCTTGTAGATGGTGCTCTTTTGGTAAAGGAGAAATGCCCTATTGCGAATGGAGTGCTTTATAAGGTATAATTAACTTTTAGTATTCAACCAACTAACACAGAATACTAAACAAACGAAGGACGAATTATGAACAACGAACAAAATATCCCTGCGCCTTATGCGCATCAATCTAAAACTACCCAATTTATACTAGACAACCCTTTTTGTCTTATTACATCAGACCCTGGTACAGGTAAAACACGTGCAGTATTAGATGCTATAGAAAACTTTGAAGGTAAAACTTTAGTACTTGCTCCTTTATCTATTTTAGAAGCTGCATGGGTAGAAGACATTACAAAGTTTACTCCTGGCTTAACGTACGCAGTAGCTTATGCTAAAAACAGAGAAAAAATATTTAAACAAAACAACGCTGACATAGTCATAACAAACTTTGAAGCAGTTAAATTTTTGGCTAAAAACAAACAGTACCTTAAAAACTTTGACAACTTAGTTATAGATGAGTTTACAGCTTTTAAAAACAGAACTGCTCAACGTTCTAAAGCTTGTAAAATAATAAGCGAACAATTTACTCGTAGGATCGCAATGTCAGGTACGCCAAACAGTAATACTATACTAGACATTTGGCACCCAACGTACATAGTAGACGGCGGCCAGAGGCTAGGCGCACGTTTTTATTCTTTTCGTCATCAAGCTTGCACACCAAAGTTTAATGGTTTTGCTAATGAATGGATTGATAAACCTGGTATAGAAGATACAGTTGCAGATTTACTAAAAGATATATCTATTAGATACGCATTAAAAGACTGTATAGATTTACCAGACAAAATAAAAAGAACTGTTACTACAAAACTTTCTCCCGGCATTCAAAAAATGTACGCAACATTAGCAGAAGATTCGGTTTTGTATACTAAGTCAGGCACTGTCAATGCAGTACATGCAGGAGCTAGAGTTAAAAAATTATTACAACTTGTAACAGGTGCAATCTATGATGAAGATGGTCTTGTACAATTTGTACACCAAGAAAGATACGATATTGTAATGACGCTTGTATCTCAACGTAAACATAGTCTTGTAGCATTTAATTGGAAACACGAGCGTGACGCTCTTATAAAAATAGCAGAACGAGATGGCATTTCGTACGAAGTTATTGACGGTTCTGTACCAGCTCATAACAGAGTTGGTATTGTTGAACGTTATCAAGCAGGCCAAATACAAGTTCTGTTTTGTCACCCACAATCTGCTTCTCATGGTCTTACACTTACAAAAGCTAACACAGTAATCTGGTGTTCACCAACATATAACGCAGAACACTTTCAACAATTTAACCAACGTATATATAGAGCAGGTCAAACTCAAAAGACAGAAACTATATTAATTGCGGCTAAAAACACTTGGGAACCCGAAGTGTATAAAAAACTAAATGGCAAGTTAGGAAGAATGGAAAACTTACTGCATGTCTTAAAGGAAATAACATAATGCAAATTAAATTTTTAGACAATTTAGATTCTTTTTTAACTAAAGAACTAAAAGATAATTGGAACTATACCTACGAAGCTACTGAAGATAGTCTCCAAATAACTATGAATGTCTGGTTAGATAAGAAAGTAGCTCTTTCTAAGCCAGTAGAAAAATTAACTAATAAGGAGTTAAAAGATGGATGATAAAAAATTAACCGACTTGCTAGCGGAGTTAGCTAAAACTAAACAAGCTATAAAAGAACTGCACGAGCAAGAAAAAGAATTTAATAGTCAAAAGCGAGAGCTAGACTACCAAATTGCCATTAAGATGCAAGAGCAAGGGCTTGAGAAAATCTCTAATGACATATGTACTGTTTCACTTAAAACTGAAATAGTGCCAACCGTGGAAGATTGGGATGCAGTATTTGCTCACATAGTTGACACAAGTCAATTTGAGCTTGTACAAAAACGTATGTCGTCTACCGCGTTTCGAGAGCTAATAGCAATGGGAATGGAAGTTCCTGGAGTTAGAAGCACAGAGTTGACCCGAATTAATTTCAGGTCTAAATAATAACCAATATCATGAACAAAGGAGTATGAACGATGTCTGATATAAGTATAGTGAGCAAGGCTATCCCTGCACACGTAAAAGAAAGCAGTGGTCTAGGAAATGAAAACATTTCTTCAGAACACATGATGGTCCCTAGAGTTAAACAACTTCAACAGTTGTCTAATGAAGTGGACGAAAACCACAGTGAATATATCGAAGGTGCTAAGCCTGGAGATTTTATTAACACTGTAACTAAAGAAAACTACGGAAAAGAAATACACGTTATAAATGTGCATTTCAAAGAAGAATACGTAGTTTGGGGCAAAAGAGAAAAAGGTGGAGGTTTAATTGGATCTTTTCCAACTAACACCGAAGCTTTAGCTCATTTAGATGAAGTAGGTAAAAATGTTGAAGATTGTGAAATTACACAAACTCAAACACACACCCTAATGAAACTAGATGAATCTACAGGAGAAGTATCAGACATACCTTTCTTGTTTGATTGCGCTTCATCTAAGCTAAGAGTATCTAGAGAATGGAATACTCAAATAGCTAAGCTAGGCGGAGATAGATTTTCTTCTTTATGGAAAATGTCTTCTATACAAACCCAAAATAAAGCAGGGCAAAAGTTTATGAACATTGCTGTGTCTAATGTTGGTTGGGTAAAAGACGCTACTCACGCTCAAGTAAAAAAGTTTTATGTAAGAACTTTTGAAGCAAAAGCTTTGAACTCAGTAGGGTAAATAAAACGTGCTAAGCATCACACAAAAATGCTTATTCTTATTCCTATAAGACACCGTACGGGTGCGAACTATTCTTTCGCGCCCATGTACGTGTGCTATAATTTTTATGTGCAAGAAAAGGAGTTCATAAATAAGGTACACAAACAACTACCTAAAAAAATCTATTGTTGGAAAATCAACGACCCTTACCATGGCGGAGTATCGGACACTTATTATTCAGGCCCTAACAATCATTGTTGGATTGAATATAAATATAAAGATAAACTTCCTAGTAAAGAAACTTCTAAAATAAAAATTAATTTGTCTGTGCAACAACGTATGTGGCTTACTCAACAAAAAGAACATGGAATTTTTACGTACGCAGTTTTTGCATCTGGAAATCTTGTGTACGTTATTGAAGATTTTACAATTAAAGAAATTACATTAAAAGAATTTAATGAAAACTCAATACCTTTTAAAACTTATATAGAGGTATTAACAAAATTTTGTCTAGGAGATAAAAATGACTGATATGGTTAACTCACCCCCACATTATAATACCGGAAACGTCGAGTGCATCGTAGCAATAGAAGAAAGTATGACGCCTGACGCTTTTAAAGGTTACTTAAAAGGTAATGTTTTAAAGTATATGTGGCGTTATGAATACAAAAATGGTACCCAAGACCTTGAAAAAGCTCAATGGTACTTAAATAAACTAGTAGAAACGTGCAAAAAAGACAAAACCTCTCAGAAAAACCTGTGATAAAAGCTATTAAAATGTTGTTTAAACTGAAGCTTAGGCCTTACTACCCTAAAGAAAATGCCGTGTGCGAGCTCTGGTGAGGCCGTTTTTTGGCCTTTTCTAAATAATCGTTCAGATTTA